GCAGAGGTAGTTGTAGTGGGCGGTGTTAGACGAAGTGCCCTAATCTCTTTATCTAATCTAACTGATGAGCGTATGCGTAATGCTAAGTCTGGTCAATGGTGGTCTGATACACCTGAGATGGCACTAAGTAACAACAGTGTATGCTACACAGAGAAGCCAGACATTGGTATCTTCATGAAGGAGTGGACTTCTTTATATGAATCTAAGTCTGGTGAGCGTGGTATATTCAACAGAGAAGCGGCAATTAAACAGGTAGCTTCTATCGGTAGACGTGACATTGACCATGACTTTGGTTGTAACCCTTGTAGTGAAATCATTCTTAGGGATGGACAGTTCTGTAATCTAACTGAAGTAGTAGTCAGAGCAGAAGATAAGCAAAAGGATATACTCCGTAAGGTTAGACTAGCCAGTATACTTGGTACCTTCCAAGCATCACTGACTAACATCAAACGTCTACGTCCTAAGTGGGTACACAATACAGAAGAGGAAGCATTACTAGGTGTGTCATTAACTGGCATCATGGACAATGAGTTCATGAATGGAAGTAACACAGACAGAGGATATTATGGTAAACGTAACCTACCTGATTTCTTAGCAGACCTAAAGAAAGAAACTGTTAAAACTAATGGGCATTGGTCAGAGCTCTTAGGTATTAAACAAGCTACTGCTACTACTGCTATTAAACCTAGTGGTACAGTTAGTCAGCTAGTAGATAGTGCCAGTGGTATACACACTAGACATAGTGATTACTATATCCGTAGAGTTAGAGCAGATGCTAAGGACCCAATAGCACAGCTAATGGAGGACCAAGGTATACCTGCTGAACCTGATGTAATGAAACCTAACAGTGTAAAAGTATTCTCATTCCCTATGAAAGCTCCTAAGGGTGCAATAACTAGGAACGAGAGGAACGCTATTGAACAACTAGAGCTCTGGCTTATGTATCAAAGATACTACTGTGAGCACAAGCCTAGTGTAACCATTAGTGTTAGGGAACATGAGTGGATGGAAGTAGGTGCGTGGGTATACAAACACTTTGATGAAGTATCAGGTGTTAGTTTCCTACCACACTCTGACCACACATATCAGCAAGCACCATACGAGGAGTGTGATAGAAAGACTCATGATGAACTACAATGGAAAATGCCCAAGGAAGTTAACTGGGATTTAATTAGTGAGTATGAATTAACTGACCAAACTGTAGGTACTAAAGCACTAGCCTGTACTGGTAGTGTATGTGAACTTGTTGACTTGGTCGAAGAAGAGAGGGATATAGAATGATAGAAGGTATATTATTAATCATAGCTTTACAAATCATTGTTATAAACCTGACTCAATAATGTGGTATAATAGAGGAATGACGACTGTGAATTTAATTAGAAAACTATGGAAAGAAAAGGTGTCAGTACCTGTGCTACAAAAACAAGTAGACAAAACACTGTATAAGATAGATGTTAAACTAAAACAAAGGAGTAAAAATGAAAGACATGATTAATCAAGTTCTTGAAAACAAATCGCTTACTGTATTTCTAGGTGTGGTGATTGTTGCCCTAGTCTTTGGATGGATTGGTGGCTAATATGTTTAACAGGGGTCTTGTCCAAATGGATAGGACCTCGCTACTCTATCAAAATTTAAAAGGAAAGATTATGCCTTTAAACAAAAGCACAGATATAAAAGAATTAAAGAAGTTTGATATTGACTTGTCCTTTGGACAGCAGTGGGAGAAATACATTGATGAAATGTTCTCTGGTGCTAAGACTTGTGAAGTAAAGACAGAACGTGACAGATGGGCACAGACAGGTAACATCTGTATTGAAAGCCAAAGCTATGGTAAGCCTAGTGGTATTGAAGCTACCGAAGCTGACATGTGGGTACACAATCTAACAATTAACAACGAGTTAATATGTAGCCTTGTGTTTCCTGTAGATAAATTAAAAGAAATCCTACCTAAGTTACCTAAGAAAAGTGTAATGGGTGGTGACAATAATGCAAGTAAGTTACAGCTAGTTAACCTAGTTAAACTTATGGAAGTGATAAAGGATTTGTAAACAACCCTTTAAACCTATCTAATTCTTCTGCTGATTTTAACCTATCTTTCATGTTAGGCTTACTAGGCTTCTCATATTGCTGAGAAAAAGTCTTAGTAATATCAGCAGTAGACCCCTCATCAAAAGACTTCCGTATGGCTTTCCTAGCAGGTCCTCCTAACTCTAATGCTCCTGTATACTTTCCTTTAGCATCGTAGTTATCATTGTATACAGCATCAGCCATGAATCTAACTTGTGATTCAGCTGAGTCCTCTAACCCTTCCTTCTCTAAGAATTTAAAATAGTATGGCTTTTGAAAGTCAAACTGGAAGAGTCCATATCCGGGTCCATTGTCCTGCTTTTTAGTGTAGTCATAGGTGTACCCTGTTTCAACAGCAATGTTGGCTAGAACGCCAGTTATGGCACGCTCAGGTAGGTACTGAGATAACAGTCCTGCTATGTATAAGGGGTTAGACATTAATACTTACCAACACCTAAGTAAGTTTTAATATAATCTTCTCTGTCTGCTTTCTCTGGTATTTGATGTAAGATTTGTATCATCTCATCTCTATTTAGCTCTCTAATCTGACTAGCCATTTCTTTTTCTTTATTACCAGTACCGCTTAGGTCCCTTAAATAGTCTTGTCTTTTTTCTTCAACTCCTAAGTTATCAAATATCTTTTCAGAGTTCCAAGAAAAATCGTTGTTGTTATTACTAAACATCCCTGCCATTTTTATCTCCGTTATATGTCACGCCATGCGTCTTTTAAATATCCCTTGCCCGGAATGTTCGGAACAAGTCTTAGTATAATTTTATCTATATCACCTTTAGATAAGTCACCCAAAGTATCTAAAGCATCTGAAATTGTAGGTCCAGCTATTCCAGCTAAAGCACTGCTTCCTCTTTCTCCTACTTGTTTCAACGTATCAAACCATAATCCAAACGCACCTGCATTACCTATGCCATTTATAAGAAGTTCAAATGCGTTTCTGTTTTCTTCTATATCTCTGCCAGTTAATAAAGACCTTACTTGTTCAATAGCATTACCACCTATGCCTGCAAAAGCCATGTAAGTTAATAACGGTGCAGGGTTTTTATTAATAAACAACTCATCAGCAACACTTCTCTTTAAAAACCTAGCTTGAAAAAACATAAATGATTTAAATTTAGTAGCTAGTTTATACCAAGGTTTACTCCAGTTAACAGGAAGTGTAGCAGACTCGCCTGAAAAGTTTACTCTTTTATTAAACATGTGACCTGCAATAGCTATGTCTTGGGCACTTAGTTCTGTTCTTAAAGGGTCAGCTACTCCTAACTCTTTCATTTCTCTCTGTAATTTATTGGCTATCTTTGAATCACCCTTACCGTTCTTAATTAGTTTTTGTAGTTTAGTGTGTAAGTATTTAACATGACCAACTCCCATAACAGCAGCACCTCTTCTGTTAAGTCTTTCAACACTCATGAATCCAGTTGCTCTTAAAAACTGTGTCGGTTCATTTAAAAATTTCCATGGACCTTTAAACTCTCTATCAATAATACGAGCTGAAGGAGAATTTTCAGTAAGTATCTTAGCTAAGTCCATATCCCCTAGTACACCTACAGCGTTAATATCAGCCATGTCTTGTGGTGACTTTACTATAGCTCTTACTAGGGAGCTTATAGCTTTATAAGGTAGTGTAACTAAATTACCTGAACGAGCAAGCTCAGTTGTTCCATTAACAAAAGTCTGTGTAGCGTTAGGAATAAAAGCTAGTCCTAGCTTATGGTTTTGTAAAGCATTAATCCTAGAGATAGCTCTTCCTGACATCTTTGAATTAACATCCTGTACATTTCTTATTACTGCAGACTTTAAGGGGTCGCCTACAGCAGTAAAATAAATTTCCTGTACGTCATCTGCTTCTGTATTTTTACCATCTTTTCTTAATTGTTTAATAAACTTTGTTACTCTTTCATCATCAGCACCAAATCTTTTAGCATACTCATTTCTTTTAATAGTATCAGCAAAAAACATCTGCCATCTTTCAGCTGCTGGAGCCATAAAAGGGTCAAGGTCACGCTCCATTCTTGCAGGAATAACAAACTTCCTAGTTTTTTCTAAGTGGGTAGAGCGTTTAATGTTTGTTCTATCCATTGCATTCATAAACCAAAGACGTTTAATATCTTTAGCA